TCTTTTATGGCGTGTTGGTACGCAGCGTTTGCATCCACAGCTTTGAACATCGGCGTGACGTACTCTTTGCCATCGGTGTCATACATGAGACCGTTAAACCATTTCATTTTCATGCGGTTTCTCCTTGAACTCTGGCGGCAGCTTCCTGCACGTACCCACCCATAAGCAGTATGGATTTGAGGTAGTCGGTGTCTGACCATGTGATGTCATCTGATGATGGACATGCATACGTCTGGTGTTTCGACGTTGACCGAGAGTACTTGTCACTATTGCCGAACCACATGTTCGCAATGCTGTCGTAGATATACATAGGGAAGTGATTGCCCCACGAGTATGCTACATACAGGTTGCCCTCGCGCCTTGCGTATGCACTGTCGTTATTGTTGACGAACGGTTTACGTGCGGACACGTACTCGCCCATATCGCGGTTTGCGATGCGTTTTGGTTTCATGTTACCTCCGATGTTACTTGAATGGATGCAGGACGCATTCCCCATGCACGTATGAGTTTGGCCCTGTGTAGAAAACTTCTCCGCAGCCTGTTATCCAGTTGACGATTATCCATGTGAAGAAAAAGGCAACCGCCAATGTGGCGAGCGCGGACGTGATGTATTCGATGAGTCGTTTCATGTGACCTCCAGTGTTCACGCGTTAACAGGTAAAAAGACAAAACTGCATTCAGACAGGGTATTCAGACAAAACTTTGAAATGTCTAAATAGGTTAAGTGTTTGAATGTATTGGGCTATCTGGGGTATTCAGACAAAAAGGCAGAGAAAAAGAGAGAGATGCGAGGTGTGCGTGGGAGGGCGCAAAATTATACCGCAACAATACATTTGTACTTTCTTTATCTCTCTCTTTATCTTTGTCTTTTTGTCTTAATGTCTTAACCTATATAAATATATATATAAAAACAGGCACTTAGCTGTTTGTGGTATTCAGACAAATAAAAAGACAAAACTATTTTGTCTAAATAGGTTGTGGTGGGGGGCAAACCCCCCAATCCAGTGGTTTTAGCGACGTGCTTGCAACGCTGCGATCATTGCTTCCAGTTGTTCAGGGTGCGCATTGTGTGCGCGTAACGCCCATGCGGCGACGTCAAACTCAGGCTTGGTTGAGTCCTTGTCAGTTTGGAATGCAGCCTTCCACTTTTGACCGCGCATGGATACTTTGTTGTCAGTTAGATCATGCAGCGCATTGACCGCAGAGTTTGACAGTTCAGCATCTTTGATTTTGATACCCACGATGTTACCCGCCTTGGATGTTAGCTTGGCACCTACAAAGATTTTGCCGAATGTGCTGCGAACCAGTAGAGACGCGCTGCGATCACCCTTGCGTTCTGCGAGTTGAATGAGGCGCAACACGATTGTGCTGTCGCGTGTAGAGATCACGTGATCTACAGCGTCACGAAATACTTTGCCCATTGTGGCACCATTGCCGATTGAGCGTGAGAAAGATGTTACGGTATCTTGTACGAAATCAGTCATGTCAGTAATCCTTATGCTAGATGACAGTTATTGCGTAATGAACGCACCAATGCGCCACGCATTGAACGCGGCGCATAAATTCATTCATTGTTTGATTTTCTGTGCGAACCGTTACCCTATACCCATGAACGGCAAAACCATCACGTGCATAGGCCACAATAAGCGCATAAAGCGAACGTATCGCTAAACGGTTTTATTGTGTACTAAATCCACACCCCCCCTACTTTTTCGGTCACGGCTACCCTTTCCCCCAAACCACCCCGCAGCTAACGCAATGGACCAAGACGCAGTGACCGCGTGCATACGTCTTGAAGGTATCGGTACATATCGAGCGCGTGATTGTCAGACACGTGGGCAAGATATGGGCACAATAAATATATCCAACGCGTAACCGTGCCGACGATCGCGTGGTCCAAGGAAACGTCGCGCATGTAGCAGGTTCACCCCGCGTCGCGTCGTGCTCAGATATATGTCAAATAACGTGGGCCAAGTGGCCTCAACAATGGCGGGGGACTAACAGGGACCGAGGGGGGGCCACCCCCCACCCAGCCCTTAGGTATCGCGTATAACCCAACCCCTATTTTTTCCATTTGTTCACGTTTTGTTCCAAAAACCACGATTATTGACCGAAATGAGCTAACGTGTTAACACTTAATCTATGAGCAGTAACGTTTACAAAGTGATCGACCCAGAAAAGGCGGATGAATCTATCCTGTCTCCTGCGCAAATGCTTGAGATAGAGGAAGACCCGTCAAAGATAGAGACGTTTGCACGTATGTTGGGGGCTGTGAACCTCGACAACCTGTTCCGCACCATGCAGAATCCCACTATCAACCCGACGGCCCGGATTGAGTTCCAAAAAATGCTTAACAAGATGGGCAGATTGGAACCGGATACCAAAGCGGAATTGAATGGAAGTGGCCCACAAGTGGTCATCAACATAACTCGCGCCAAAGATCATTCCGATGCCCTCACCATCGAAGGTCAAGCAATAGAAGATGGCGCATGAGATAAACTTTGAGGTCATAGAGAGCCTCGACGAGTTCTTTTACTCTGAAAAATTCATCAGTTTAGCCGTTGGACCCGTTGGTTCGACCAAAACTACCGCTGGTATTATGAAAATTGTGCATCATGCGGCGCAGATGGCCCCGTGTAAGGACGGAATTAGGCGTTCTAGGTGCATTTGGGTGCGTAATACGCGAGAACAGCTGCGGGATACGTCAATTCCTGACTTTCTAAAGTGGATTCCTGACGGTGTGATGGGGTCTTTTCTCAAAACAGAGTACAAATTCCTCCTAAAAGTGGGGGATATTGAGTGCGAAGTGCTGTTTAGGGGGCTAGATGACGCCAATGACGTGAGGCGATTGCTCTCGCTACAGGCGAGTTTCATCATTTTTGACGAATTTAGAGAGATTCACCCTGATATTTATAACGCTGCGCAGGGCCGTGTTGGTCGTTATCCGGACAAAATGATGAACGGAGTGGGGTGTAAAACCGACGATGGACGGTCAAATGCGCACCTTTGGGGGATGACAAACCCCCCGGACATGGACACTTTTTGGGAAACTTTGCTCACGGAACCCCCAGATAACGTCCATGTCACGATACAGCCGAGTGGTCTCGCGCCGGAGGCCGACTGGACGCAGTTCTTGCCCGATGATTACTACGACAACCTTGCGCAGGGTAAGACTGAGGACTGGATCGACGTCTATATCAACGCGCAATTTGGGAAATCATTATCTGGGCAACCTGTATTTCGCTCCTTTGATAGGTCTGTCCACGTGGCGAAAAGCTCCATAAAGCCAATGTTTTCTGATGACCCGTTGATCATAGGTGTCGATGCAGGACTGACACCCGCAGCCGTTGTAGGGCAGGTTGCATACGATGGTCGACTGGTCGTCTACGACGCGTTGATTTCCGATGGCATGGGCGCGTTGCGGTTCGTGCGGGAAGTCATTAAGCCGTTGTTAGTAAACAAGTTCCCGGGGCGTAGAGCCATCGTTATAATCGACCCTGCTGCGTTTCAGAGGGTGCAGACCGACGAGAGGACCGTCGCTGATATATGGCGTAACGAGGGATTCATGGTGAAGCCTGCACGGACGAACGCGGTGGCTGCTAGGATCGCTGCCGTCGATTCATTTCTGACGCGTATCGTCGACGGGAAGTACGGCGTCGTGTTAGACCCCGACGATGCGTTACCGCTCATACAAGCCCTTGCAGGGAAATATCGGTACAAAATAAACACAAAAGGGGTGAGGGACGAGAGTCCTGAGAAGTCACACCCGTGGTCAGATGTTGCCGACGCGTTCCAGTATTTGTGCCTTCACGCAGACGGAGGTGAGGTGTTTGGGAGCGTGTCAGACTCTCAAGAGCGACGTGAGGTTGTACGTGTCTCTGCTCGCGGGTGGACCTAATCTGTTGACGCGTTAGCAGATTGCGCGTATGTTGTAGGTGTATCGCATATGTGAGAAATGATATATTATGGCTATTGGTCCCGCTCTAATTCCTGTAGCGAGAGCGTCCGATTTGGAGGCTCAGGCACAGCGTGCGAACGCTGCACTACAGGCGTCCCCCATGATTCAAGGCTTAGCGGCGCACGTTCGTCACCGCTGGGAGGTTATGCGAGACCATAAGCGCGTTACCGTAGAAGATCGTCTTTCGAAGTGCATACGTGCAAGGAATATGGAGTATGAACCCGAGAAACTGGCTGAGATACGCGAACAGGGCGGCTCCGAGATTTTTATGGGGATCGTTTCTACTAAGTGCCGTACTGCTACTGCATGGTTGCGCGATACGCTTCTAGGGACAGGGGCAGACAAACCTTGGTCTCTAAGCCCGACACCGATCCCTGAGGTTCCCCCAGACGTTACTCAGGCGATGCAGCAGATCATGCAGGCGAACTTGCAGGAGTACTACGCTGCCGGAAACCCACCCGTAAGCCCTGACGAGCTGAAACAGCTTGCAGGCGGGATGAAAGACACTGCGATGCGTGCGATGAAGTTCGAAGCTGAGAAGCGCGTGGACCGCATGGAGCAGAAAATGGAGGACCAGCTGACCGAAGGCGGTTGGACGAAGGCTCTCTACGAATTTACGAACGACCTAGCGACATTTCCGTTCGCTGTTATAAAAGGGCCGATCCCACGTAAACGCAAGGCGATGAAGTATGTGCAGGGCGGGTTAGCCGCTGTGGACGTACTACGCGACGAGTGGGAGCGCGTAGACCCATATAAGTTTTACTGGTCCCCTTGGGGCGATGACATCCAGAACATGCCTATTATGGAGCTACACCACCTAACACGCGAAGATGTAGAGGCGATGCTCGGTGTAGACGGTTACGACGAGTCTGCTGTGCGTAGCTTACTTGCAGACTTCGGTGCAGGCGGGTTCGAGTGGCTAGAGCACTACGACAGCGAGATGGAAGATGTCACAGATAAAGACTACGACGACGCGCACGACGACGTGATTGCAGCGTTGCAGCTATGGGATTCTATCCCCGGTGACCTGCTGATTGAGTGGGGTATGGACGAGGCTGAGATCGAAGACCCTCAGAAATCCTACCCTTGTGAGGTTTGGATGGTTGACAACATCGTGATCAAAGCGGTGCTGAACTACGACCCTCTAGGCCGTAAACCTTATTATATTACTTCGTTCGAGAAGGTTCCGGGCAGAGTCGACGGGAACGGAGTAGCCGACCTTTGTATGGACGCCCAGAACATGTGTAACGCCGCCGCTCGAGCGTTAGCTAACAATATGGGTATCTCCTCAGGTCCACAGGTCGGCGTAAACGTGAGCCGTTTGCCAAGCGGCGAAGACATTACTCAGATGTACCCATGGAAGATTTGGCAGTTTAAGCAGTCTGAGTACGGGGATGCGTCTCCACCCATGTCTTTTTTCCAACCAAACTCGAACGCACAAGAACTTATGGCTGTGTTTAAGCAGTTCATGGAGCTTGCAGACGAGGTTTCAGGCATACCACGTTATATGACAGGGCAGCACGTTCCCGGTGCAGGGCGCACGTCCTCTGGGCTGTCTATGCTGATGTCTAACGCAGGTAAGTCTATCAAACAGGTTATCGGGAACGTCGACTACGACGTGATTACTCCGATGCTAGAACGTCAATATCAGCGTAACTTGCGTTACTCTGACGATCCGGATTTAATTGGTGATGTACAAATACTTGCACGCGGCGCGATGTCGCTGGTCGTTAAGGAAGCTGAAGCTGTCCGTAAGAATGAGTTCCTCCGTCTTGTTCTGGAAAGTCCGGTTGCACAACAGATTGTTGGGCCTGCGGGCACGGCTGAACTCATGCGCGATCTCGCCGGTAATCTCAACACCAATGTTGACCGTCTTGTCCCAAGTCGAGAAGAGATTCAGAAGCAGCAAGCTATAGCAGCGCAACAGCAGCAGATGATGATACAACAACAGGCGATGCAGGAAGCTGCGAACCTTCAGGAAGACGGAACACCGATGGGGGGACGGCAGAGTAACACTGTCAGTCCGCGCCCTAATGGTCAGTAAACTCTGAACTTGTTGACACGTTAACACATATAAGTTACTTTTTAGCTATGATTGACTTAAATACCGCTGAGATTCAGGCC